CAATCACAACCTGCGGATCAGGGGCCTTCGGTGGTTTTGTGCTTCCAGAACTCATAGCCAGCGGCACTCCTCTTTCAACATGCCAAAAATCAGAATATCCGTGCCTTTGTAGGCGCGGCGCAAAGTGCCTTCATGGCGGAAGCCTAACCGTTCCCCGAGCCTGATCGCTTCGGGGCGGTTGGCAGGAATACGGCCTGTGATCCGGTCGCATTGCAGTTGAACAAAAACATACCGTGCGCAGGCGCGCAGGAATGACTTGCGCAAGAATCCCCGCTCGCCCCCGTAGTGAACCTCAACATCCGATCCGGTGTACCGCTCGAATCCGGCGACACCGTAGGGGGTTGTCGTGGCGATGAACTGGGCAGTCGGTTCAAGGGCGTAGTTGTCAAGGCGCTGCTGTAGATAGGCCCTGTGCAGGGATTGGTTGGCACAATCAATCATTGCCAGTCAGGCAGGCCCAACGCTCTGCGCGTGACCTTAGCGCGCTCTATCGCTTGGGCCTGCCGCAGCATGGCCTCCTCAACCAGTTCCGGGGTCGATTCGTCCAGATAGCCGCTGGTGTCGCCACGAAAATGCGGATGACAGCGAGGAGCGCCCTTCATGGCATCAATCTCGCAGGCGTGTCCACACCTAACGCATTTCGCCGCACGGTTTCCCACCCAGTCATGTGCACAGGAAAGAATCATTGCCTCACCATCGGGAACACTTGGCCCATCTGGACTTCTTGCGCGATCTTCGCAGCCTGAACCTGCTTAAGCTGTGCCGCCGCGGTCGTATCCTGAGCATCCGTCTGAGTCTTGACGTTCGCACGCTGCTCCTCACCCTCATTGACCTGCTGCAACTGGCCCTGAGCCTCCTGCAACTGCTGCTCTAGCTGCTGAATCTGTTGCTGGCCCTGCTGTAGCTGCTGCTGCAACTGGCCTAGCTGCTGTTGTGTGTCCGGCAGGGCGTTGATCGCGTCGTCAAACTCGCGTCCGTACTTCGTCGTTCGCACCGTGAAGGACAAGAGCGCCTTGCCCAAGTCAGCAGGCAATTGACCGGACTGCATGGCTGGAACAAGGGTTTGCAGCATTTCCCCGACCGTCTTGCTGGTTTCGTTGCGCTGCTCGCGTTCCAGGTTATCGTCCTGCGCAATGGTGGAATCTGTCTCCACATCCACGGCATACGTGCGCAGGAAGTCGTTTTGCATGACCTCCTGCATTTCCGGGGTAATCTCGATCCCGGTCATTTGCTGAATCTGCTGCGGCTCAAACTTCTCGCTGATAACCTCCGCGATGATGCGGAAGCAATCGCGAAAGAACTGGCTAATCGTGTTCAGATACGGGGCTAGGCGGACATTCGCCCACTGGTCCTTGATCCGCTGCGCGCTCGCGGTTTCGTTCGGGTTGGAACTGCCGCGCATGATGTCGGCCAGCCCGATCATCTCCCACAGCAATTGTTTCTGCCGCTCAAACTGGTCGATTAGGTTCAGGATCACAGCGGCTTTCTTGCTGTTGTCGATGCTGGCGAACAGGTTGGCGCCATCTACCCCGGCCCCTGCCATGCCTAGCCGTTCGACAAGACCTTGGATTGGGAAGTACGTGCCATCCTCCGCCTGGTTGACCTTCACGGCCTCGCCGAAACTGGCGTCGTAATACCCCCAGTCCTTGATCTGCCTGGTCAGCGATTCAATGCGACTGGCGTACAGATTGATAAGCTCCAGCGACCGGCGAATGAACGTGAAATCGGGCTTGGGAATGACCTCGGAACCCTTGACGTTCGCCATCATCGGGCGCGGACTGGGGAAAAAGTCTTTCAGGCCAAGTGGATCTTCTTGTGTGTCAAGTACCTCTTCGTACCCATCGCAAATGTAAAGCACTTCCCTGCGGCGCTTGTCCCAAATCTCATGCACGCAATACTGGCATGCGTACTTGTCGGCTTGCAGGCTCGTCTTGTTCGGGCCGTCACCAGACGCCTTGTCAGGCAGCGTTACGTCAAACCGCTCCTCTAGCTCCTCCTTGCCCATCCAATGGTCGTAGGCCATCCACGACACTTGGTCCCATGATGTCGTCGGCTCCCAGTGATAGTTGTCCCAGTGGATATAGCGCTGCAACAGGGTCCGCGATACCACCACCGTCTGCAAGAACGGCTTGCCATCCTCCATGGTCAGCGGTTGCCCGGTCATCGGGCTAATCATCGGGATATCCTGTGTCTCTACCTCCATCTCAATCTTGCCTTGCCCTAGCCCGCAGACAAGGAAATCATTGACCGCCTGGTGCGCGTCGTTATCGTAGCTCGTGGTGTCCTGTACGAATGTCAGGGCACGCTCGGTCATCATGGATATGTCGCGCGCCGTGCTGTCGGGCACGTCTACATTGCGCTTGCGAACGTCCGGGCGGGGCATCCGGCTGAACAGGGCAGCGTGCAGGACTTTGGTATTCGACCAGAACATCGGCACGACTTGACCGGCCTTTGTGTCTATCGGCTCGCCTACCTGCCCATCCCCTTTGCCGTCCTGATAGAACGAGGACTCGGCCTTTTTCGCTTGCTTGCGGAAGCTCTCATGCGCCTTTTTCTCGCGCGCAATCTTCTTGAGCCAGCGGTCGCGGACAGAAGATGGCTTCGGAGTGCTGTCGTCGTAACTCACAACGCACCCTCTCGGCTCGGTCGTGGCTGCATCATCTCTCCGATGGTCGGCATACGGGCGAAGTCAACGGCGGGTTCCTTGGCAGGTTCAACCGCTTTCCAAGTCTTGTGAATGAATCGCCCGAACAGGCTGCAAGCGTCCACTGCGTCGTCGTGTCGCGCAGCGGGGAATCGCAATAGCTGGTTGATGACACGCTCGGCCCAGTCGAACTTGGGCCAGTACACATACCCGGCGCTGCACAGTCCTTGGAAGTTCACGCTGTGCGCCTCTTTGTTGCCTTCATGTGCCAGCCATTGAGTAGCGACAAACACCTTACGCTCGCGGCTCTTGAGCGCCAACAAAGGCTCTACCGCCCTGCGGATCGGTCCCATTTCACCCACAAACCACATGGGTTTCCAATGCTCGGCAAGATCGAGCAACGCATCCACCCAAACATCGGAAGTCGCTTGCTTGCTCCACCAGTCCAGCACGTAAATGCGACCCTGTGGGTCAACGCCCCACACAGCCAGTTCGGTGAAGTCGCCATCGTTGTCCGTCACAGCGAAGTCGCCTGACATGTAGACGTTCAGTCCCTTGGGCAATGCCTCGTAATAGCGGAACCATTCGCGCCGGAAGTTCAACCCTTCCTCTGCGCTCGGCACCTGTTGATACAAGCTCAGCCAGTTTCGCGCGCCCTGCATCAGCTTGGATTCTGTCCAATGCGAGGCGGGGAAGTACTCAGGCCACAGGAATTCGCCCGGTTGGCGTCCCATCAGGTCATTCTCGCGCGCCTCGGCTGGCAGGCAGAGCACTACCCATTCCTCGCCGAATCGGTCGGTGAACGTTCCTGATTCGCCATTCCACGACTCAGGCAAGATGCGGCCCGCTGGATCATCCTCATGCCAGCGTGTCATGACCATAATCAGCGCGTAGTTGGGCTTTCCGCGCGTTCTCAGGTCAGCTTTCAGCCATTCCCATGTCTTTTCGCGAATCAGCGGGGAGTCAGCATCCGCCCGCCCTTTCATCGGGTCGTCAACAATCAGGATGTCACCACGCCTGCCGGTTACGCCGCCACCCACGCCTGTAGCGAAGTAGAAGCCACCTGCGTCCGTGTTCCATTCGCCCTTAGCCCGCGTGTCGGCGCTCAGGTTAACGTCGAACAGTTCGCGGAACTCGTTGCTACCCACAAGGTTTCGGACGCGACCTCCAAACATGGTCGCCAGTTCGTCGTTGTAGCTCGCGCAGATAACGCCCTTATCCGAATACTTGCCCATGAAGTAGGCAGGGAATCGAACCGTGGCATACGTGCTCTTTGCCGAGCCTGGGGGCATGAACACCATCAGCCGCCGTAGCTCGCCCCTTGCCACGCTATCCAGCGCATCGCACAGCACGACATGATGGGCAGCCGGTGGCTCGTGCGGCGCTACAAACCGGCAGAACTCAGTGAGGCTTGCTGTCGCTGTTCGCCTCTGTAGCAGAATTGAGGCTGCCTCCTGCGGCGATATGTGCAAGCTGGTCATTTGTTAGCTGGTTCGCTGATTGCAAGTTGTTTACGTCAACCGTGGACTTCTCCCGCCATACGTCCGGGCGGCGGTTCTTTAGCCAGAAGATGCAGGCCGTCGTATCCGGCGCGATCTTGGCCCTGTAAGGCGCATAGACAGGATCGTCTTTGCCGCCCGGCATGAATATCTTGACCTCATCCTGCTCATACCCCGTAGCCCGCTGGAACAGGCTGCGCTCTACGCGGTTGTCGGCTTGTTCCTTGGCATCCTTTATGGACGCACAAAACTCTGGGTAGCTGATCTTCCATCGGTTCAGCGTGGTAACTGTTACCTCAAAGAAATCAGCCAATTCCTGGTCTGTTGCTGCCAGTGCGCAGAGCTTTGCTGCTTGCTCTACGTATTCAGGCTTGTACTTAGTTGGGCGTGCCATATCAAAGAGCGCCCCTGTTACGGGGCACCCTGTTACTTGATTGCATCGCCGAAAATGTACAGATCCAGCGTTGCTGCGGTGCCATGGACAACAGCGACACGGACATAGACGCCCCATGCCTTTGCAGTGCTGTCATACGCGGGAGTGAACACGGTTGTAGCCGCTGCGATGGTCTTGTCAGCGAATACCGTGGAGCTGGTCAGCGTCGTGCTTACCGATGGGGTCACGATAGCCGTACCACCTGCCGATGGTGCGGTGTACACGCCGATGGTCGAAGCCGACCCGGAAAGGGTGACGCTGGCGTTCGTGACCGTGATGTTTCGGGGGATGAACTGCTTGCAGGGGATCGGCACAAACGTGTCGCCTACCGCGTTCAGGTTGACAGTGATGGCCGACCCGAGCGGGCCGCGTGAATCGCCTTGGATGCTCATTTGTAACTTCCTCGCTATGCCCTATCGGGCGTTGTTGACGCCCAAGAATTGGGCTACGGTCTGACTATTGCGACGGGCTTGGCCGGCTTACCCACGTCCTGCCCCTTGCCGCATCTGTTGCAGCATTTGACTCCATCGGTCAGGGTTTCGACGGATGAACTCCTGCGCGGTCGTCGGCCTGTTTGAACCTGTGCGCTCGATCAATCGAGAGTCGCCGCCGCGCTGTCTAACTGTCCCGTCCGCTCGCATGATTTCCGTCCCGAACTCCGGGGTCATGTTGAATCGCGCTGCGTCGCCCAACGTGCCGCCCGCATTCGATAGCAATTGACTCAGCGCGGACATTTCTGCGCCGGTGTCTACCGTGCTCCAGCCACCGCCAAGCCCCGTACCACCCTCGCCAGTGCGCCAACCGGTGTCGTAGCCCTGAGAGTCGTGCCACGATTGGGCCGGTCCTGACTGCGGGTACGGATTCGCGCTAGTGATGCCGGGAAGACCACCATTCGGGCTCTGCGGTGTTGGCGCTTGCTGGTTTTGCCCGTAATCCAGGTTGATAGGCTGGAATCCGGGGCTTTGTGGTTGTGATCCAAAATTGCCTGTCAAATACTGGTTCGCACCCGTATGTCCTGCGTTGCCGCCTGCATAATTCGGGATGCCAAGCATGGTTCCGATATTGGGCTGCGCTTGGCCGTAGGTGTTGGGGCTGGTGATGCCGGGTAATGCGTCCGGGGCTTGGGATTGGTTGTACTGGTTGAATGCATACTGCGATCCGGCCCGCCCTATCTGTGCGCCGATAGGTCCAGCTACAGCGCCGCCCAGCAGGGTCAGCAGGCCAGTCCCGATGGTCTGCAACGGATGGTCGCGGAAGCCAGAAAACATGTTGCGGACGCGCGTAACAGGGTTCAGATTGCGGCCCACTTGTGCCAACCGCTCGCCCCAGTTCTCAGCCATTACCGTATCACTCCACTAGCTCTCAGGCTGCGCAGGCAATCGTTCGTGGCGTTCACGGTCACTGCCGCTTGCTGATACAGGCCGAGCATTTGCAGCGCCCAAACGTCCATATACGCAGGCTCAGGGACCATTGGCGGGACTGTCAGTGGTCGGGCGTCGCATGGCACGGATGGAATCGGCTGTAGCTCGGTAGGCCGCGTCAAGTTCTTTCCGCACGCTGTCAGGCCGAGTAGCGACGCACACAGCAGGAGTGTCGCGGTAGATGACCCGTACGCGCTCGGCTGCCTCATGTGACCGGACCTCGATGGTTGGTATCGATGCAAGATAGTCCAGCATCGTTGTGCGTGCGTCTGAGCTGGCCTGAGCCTGGGTGTCTACCTGCGCGGCTACAGCGTCCTTCTGCGCGCTCGCAGCCGCTACATTGCGGTCCCGCTCTCGGCTAACGCCTGCGTTGTAGGCGGCCCAGTGTGAGCCGACCAGGGCTATCAGCAGGGCTAGGGCGAGGTAGGCTCGCATTCAGTCGTCCGACATATCCAGCCAGCCTTGGATCGTGGCGTGGTAGCGGTGGCCGACGTACACGCCGCCAGCGAATGCCAGCAATACGAGGATGATGGTCATTTCCGCGCTCTCCAAAGGATCAAAACGCACATGCAAACGATGGCGAAATAGCCGAAACCGACCTTGCCCATTACCGTTTCAGCCATGATTGCGGCGATGCAGGCTGATAGGGTTGCGGCAAGGATCAGGGCGTAGCCGATCATTGGCTTTCGCACAAAACGCGCGTGGCCTGCCTGCGCCTTTCCAGGCCCCGATAGAAAACACCGCCAGCCTTTACCCATTGTAGGAAACCAGCGCAGACTTGCGGCCAGTTGCCCGCTGCGGCCATGCGGCGGATGGTTGAATGTTGCCCGTTCTTGAGGATGCACAGGCCGTCTTTCACGCCCTTGCGTCCCGGTCCTACGTTCAGCGCGAAGTCGGTCAAGGCGGCGTGGCGTTCCGGTGTCAGCGGTGCCCAATCAGGCGCGACGATGCAGGAATCCACGATCAGCGCAGCCTCGATTAGATCCTCTTGCAGCCACCTGTCGCACTGTTCATCGGTGGCCGTGTCGCCTTCTTTCACGCCCTTCGTGTGGCCGTGGCAGATGGTCCATGGGTCAGACGGTACGGGGCGGATGGCGTGGTTTGTCTTGCCCTCCCATTGCGCCGTGAAGCCGAGCGCCAACAGAATAGAAACGCCCGCTGCGCCGATGGCGCTTAGGGCTTTTGGGCTGACTCGGGACATGGGTCAGGGATGGCTGATGATGATGATGACTTCTTCTTCGGACCCGCGCTCGGTTTCAGCATCGCGCAGGCTGGAAAGGTATTCGATGGCTGCCTTGACGCTCATCGCTTCGGTCGCTTCGATGCTCATTTCTTCGGCTCCTTGGCCTGGTCGAGTTCGGCTTTCAGGCCGGGATTGCGCTGGAAAAGGGCGCTCAGATAGGCTTTGTTCGCGTTCGCGCTCGATTCCACGTTGCCCACCTTGACCCATGTGGCGATTGCCAGCGCGGATAGGCCAAGCGATAAGCCAAACATGAAGGCGCAGCAGTAGGACGCCACGCGCGAGGAAAACCACGCACTTGCGCCGCCTGTGTCTATACGGATGCTGGAGACGGACTTGCCGCTGTCCTCCCTATCCTTACGCAGTTCGGCGACCTCATCGCGCAGGCTTTTGATCGCTTGCGATAGGGCTTTCAAGTCAGCGTGCAACTGCGAGTCCGCCATCAGTCATCAGCCACGGCGGGGACAGATAGCCGTGATGCGATCCGCTCAATCATGCGCTCAAGGTTGTTCACGTCTTTTTGAATCGGGGCCATGATCTTCTCAAGGGATATCTGGCTCACGTATTCGCTGGCGATCATCAATTCGATACGTTGGCGCTGGTCCTTTTCGGCCTCGATCGCATCGCCCAAGGAGGAGAGGCGCTTGAACAGCAACCCGACTGCCGGGACGATGACGCCGGTCACTATGCCGATGATGGCCGTTATTGCATCCATCAGCGAGCCTTCTGCCGCTCCGGCCCCCACTTCACCGGCTCGACCGCGTAGTCGCCTGGCGTTGGCTTGCGCGAGCGATACAGGC